TGTACGGGTCTACAAAGTCATCCTCTCAGTATGACGGACTCAAACCCTACATGAGGTATCGTGGACTCACACAGAGTGATTTCACACCCCTTCTGCATGATGATATCTTTCAGGAGTTGAATAAATGGTTTATCGCACGGAACAACAACAAGTCTCTGGTGAAGGAGGACGCATCGAGTCGCAAGTTGAAGACTCAACAAAAGATGATCTCTCTAATCAAGAAAAGCTTGTCTTCTCAAAAGGCTGTGGAGTTCCAGACTGCGATTGCAAATGCAAAAAATCTGACTGAACAGAAGAGATTTTACATGTCAGATTATGGTTTTGAGAATGCACGGGAAGTGATTCTCGGTGAACAGGATGTTTTGCGCCCTGGTCAAAACTACGAGAAGTTCTATACAGAGAACCTAATCAACTGGTGGAAGAAGAAAGCTTCTAACAGATTTGAGAAACTGAAGTCCGAAGGTAGACTTCGCACCAAGGTTGAGACTTGGAATTCAAACCCTGATGAAATTGACATTATCCGATGAGTTACGAACTGAAAGACTACCTGAACTCGATCAACTTCACTAAAGAGTATCTCATGAGTGAAGAGGATCCCACCTGGGAAAAGAAATATCCTCCCTTCATTATCAATAAGTGCCTCTCTGGTTTTATTGACACGATTATGTATGCCAACGAGATGAATCTCCATCATAATCTCCCGTCAAAACTACAATATGACTTTTTACTAAATACCATCAGGAAACGGAAAAGATTTTCTCCGTGGCTTAAAAAAGAGAAAATTCAAGACCTTGATGCAGTAAAATCATACTATGGCTATAGTAATGAAAAGGCTCAACAAGCTATGAAGATTCTTACCAAAGATCAAATTAATCATATCAAAGCTAAACTTGATGTTGGAGGCAAAAGATGAGTACCTTCGTTGAACCTGAAGTCAGTTGGTCACAAGATCAGATGATTGAAGTGGTTCTTAATGAACCCGATGATTTCCTAAAAGTCCGTGAAACGCTCACCCGCATCGGTGTTGCCTCGCGTAAAGAAAAGAAAATTTACCAGTCCTGTCATATTCTACACAAACAGGGTAAGTATTATATCGTTCATTTCAAAGAACTTTTTGCACTGGACGGCAAACACGCTAATCTTACAGTTAATGACGTTCAACGTCGTAATCGTATTATTAATCTTCTTTCTGACTGGGGATTGATTTCTATCAATAGTCCAGAACTTGTTACTGATGTTGCACCTTTGAACCAAATCAAAGTTCTTTCTTATAGAGATAAGAACGATTGGGTTCTTGAGTCCAAGTATAATATCGGTAAGAAGAAGAAACCAGAAGCACAATAAATAATGATGCGATCTTTCGTGCGGTCGCTTCAAAAGTCGGAAACCCTAGGAGGTGCGGTTATTACTGCACCTCTTTTTCATGGTTTATGGTATAAATATACACAGGATGCCTTCGGGGTCCACAAAATCTAATCTCGCTTTTCAAGGAGAAGTACAATGGTAAACATCCAGAAGTATCATGCTGCCGATTTGCCGCAGTTAATGGACAAGATTGTCAAGAATAGTATTGGAATGGACGATTACTTTGATCGTTTTTTATTCCAACAGGAAACACAAAGTAACTACCCACCTTACAATCTTGTGCAAGTCAGCAACGTGGAGTCTATACTAGAGATTGCACTCGCTGGATTTAAAAAAGAGGAAGTTAATGTCTACACCCAAGATGGTTCTTTGTTTGTTGAAGGACAGAAAGAGGCGAAAGAACCAAAAACTAACTACCTGCACAAAGGTCTGGCTCAACGGAGTTTTACACGTTCCTGGACCCTCAGTGACGACACGGAAGTTAGATCAGTTACTTTTGAAGATGGGCTTTTGACAGTCAATCTTGGAAAAGTTGTTCCTGAACATCATCAGAGAAAGGACTATCTTTAAACCAAAACAAAGGAGTCTAGATCAGTAGTAACCGCTACAGAAATGTATCACCTTGATACATTATACTTCTATATAGTATGTACCATTGGAGGACGACTTATGAACTTAACAGCCGCCACTCTTATCATCGGAACTATTTCGACTCTTTTTAGTTACGCAGTCCTTGCGCCTACACTACCCTAATGGACCACCTATGGATAAATAATGACACCCCTTGAGGTGGACTCATGTTAATCGGTCTCATTATTGGTCTATTCGCGTTCATGGTCATCATCGCTTCAATTATTGCACCCAAAGAAGAATAAATACAACTGAATATCGTCGCCGCAGGGGTCAACTGGCAAAATCCAGTTGAAACCCCTCTTTTTTTGTGTTATAATAAGGGTGACTTTTTTGCCCAAATCATGCCTTGGTTGAGTCTTGCGATATTATTTCCAATCGCTGCCGCACTTGGTATTCCTCTCCTACCCGATAAAGGTGATGGAAAAGTAGTTCGGTGGTATGGATTATCAATTACACTAATCACATTTTTGATTACGATTGCGGGGTATCTGAATGGATATGACCCTTCGATCAGTGATCTTCAGATGTCAGAAAGAATCAGTTGGGTTCCTCAACTCGGACTTACTTGGTCCGTAGGTGCAGATGGATTGTCTATGCCTTTGATTCTTTTGACTAGTTTCATTACTAGTCTTGCTGCACTTGCTGCATGGCCTCTTCGGTTCAAACCGAAACTCTTCTACTTCCTTCTTCTCCTGATGGATGGCGGACAGATTGCAGTTTTTGCGGTTCAAGATCTTATTCTTTTCTTCCTTTCATGGGAACTAGAACTTGTTCCTGTGTATCTGATGTTGGCGATCTGGGGTGGTAAGAAACGCCAGTATGCTGCAACTAAATTCATCATTTACACCGCAGGTAGTTCCCTATTCATTCTTATTGCAGGACTTGCAATGGGATTCTGGGCATCCAATGGTTCTCCAAACTTTGAATACACCTATCTGATGAATCAGGGTTTCCCAAAGAATTTCCAACTCTGGTGTTATGCAGGATTCTTGATTGCATTCGGTGTCAAACTTCCAATCGTTCCTTTGCATACTTGGTTGCCTGATGCTCATGGTGAAGCAACTGCACCAGTCCACATGTTACTTGCGGGTATTCTTTTGAAGATGGGTGGATATGCACTCCTGCGATTCAACTGCCAACTTCTTCCAGAAGCACACAAAGTATTCGCACCAATTCTGATCGTTCTTGGTGTTGTCAATATCATCTATGCTGCATTGACCTCATTTGCACAGAGAAATCTCAAACGGAAGATTGCATATAGTTCGATCAGTCACATGGGATTTGTACTCATCGGTATCGGAAGTTATAGTGCTCTCGGAACCACTGGTGCAATGTTGCAGATGGTCAGTCATGGTTTGATTGGTGCATCTCTATTCTTCCTAGTGGGTGCAACATATGACCGAACTCATACTCTTCAACTCGATGAGATGGGTGGAGTTGGTCAGAACATGAAAATCATGTTTGCACTTTGGGTCATGTGTTCCATGGCATCCTTGGCACTGCCAGGTATGAGTGGATTTGTGAGTGAACTAATGGTCTTTGCTGGATTTGCAACTGACTCGGTTTATGATCTTTCTTTCAGAATTATTGTTTGTTTGACTGCTGCAATCGGTGTTATCCTGACTCCGATTTATCTCTTGTCCATGTTGCGTGAGATCTTCTATGGAACTCCAAACAAAGAACTTGTCGATCACACTAACTTGGTAGACGCAGAACCCAGAGAAGTTTATATCATCAGTGCTCTATTGGTTCCGATTATTGCAATCGGATTGTATCCAAAGATCATGACCGATACCTTCCAGTCATCGATTGATTCACTAGTAAATCGAGACAAAGCGGTGTTGGTTAGGGAATCCCCATTCACGATCAGGTACACGCCACCAACTGCATAAATTATCAGGGAGGTTTGACACCTCCCTTTTTTCATGGTATCCTAGTGGGAGGTAAATTCTAATTATGAGTAACGTTAAACTGATCGTTCTGAAGACTGGAGAACGAATCATTACTGAAGCAAAAGAATATGTTGATGATCAAGACCGAGTTCGTAGTGTCGTGTTTATCAAACCAATGCTTGTGGATTTTCTTACTCCAGAACTTCTCGTAGAAGATCCTGATGACGATGATGATGTTATTGAACATCGAGTTGCGTTCATGCCATGGCAACCACTTTCTCAGGATGTTGAGTTTGCAATCAGTCCCGATCACATTGCAACTATCTGCACTCCTATTGATTGGGTTGTGGAGTCTTACACTAATAAGATGAAAGGTGGTGATCCCACAAACTATGGAGAACCTGATGATGATACTCTTCGGATTGAAGATGATGAAACTCTTGATAGTATTGAAGTAACTGGAGAACTTTTAAATGAATGAGAATATTCAAGTAATCGTACTTGTTAATGGTGGTACGATTATTAGTAGAATTGACCAAGTTATGTCTGAACTTGGTGAACCAGATTGCAAACTTACTAAACCACGTCTTGCAGAAGGGATGTTGCCCTGGATGGGACATTTGACTGATCAGACTGATGATATTATGATTTCATCGGATAAGATCCTCACAATGGTTGATCCGAAACAATCACTACTTGATGCATATTTGACCGCTATTCAATGAAGTTCTATACAAGTGTTTTCCAACTAGGTAATGACATCCTCGTCCGAGGTTATGAAAATGGAAAACATTTCACGAAACGTGAACCTTTTCAACCAAGATTTTTTGTTCCTTCCAAACGAGAAAGTAAATTCAAGACCCTTGATGGTCAAGACGTAGAACCCATTCATCCTGGTACTATCCGAGAGTGTAAAGAATTCTTGGAAAAGTATGACGGGGTGAATGGTTTCAAAGTCTATGGGAACGATCGATTCGTATATCAATACATTGCTCAGAACTATCCTGAGGAAGAGATCAAGTTCGATATTTCCAAAATCAAAGTTATCACCATTGACATTGAGGTTGCGGCGGAGAGTGGATTCCCTGATGTATTCAACTGCGCTGAAGAACTTCTACTGATTACTGTTCAGGATTACAACACCAAACAGATCATCACCTTTGGTTCTAGACCTGCAAACATCACACAGAAGAACGTCAAGTTTATTCAGTGTGCGGACGAGTATGACCTCATTGGTAGATTCATGGACTGGTGGACTGCAAACCCGCCAGAGGTCGTCACAGGGTGGAATAACGAGTTGTATGACATGCCATACCTTGTGGGTCGCATGTCCCGTCTGATGGGTGAGAAGTTCGCCAAACGACTCTCTCCGTGGAATGTGGTGCGTGTTGATGAAGTCACCATCATGGGTCGCAAACAACTCAGTTGTCGCATCGCTGGTGTGTCTATCCTGGACTACCTGGACCTGTATAAGAAGTCTCCTGCAACTCCGAACCAAGAGAGTTATCGATTGGATCACATTGCATTTATGGAGTTGGGTCAGAACAAACTGGATCACTCTGAGTTCGATACTTTCCGAGAGTTCTATACTAACGATTGGCAAAAGTTTGTTGAATATAACATCGTTGACGTGGAACTGGTTGACCGACTGGAGGACAAACTCAAACTTATTGACCTTTGTTTCACCCGTGCGTTTGACGCCAAGGTAAACTTCAATGATATTGCATATCAGGTTCGTACTTGGGATGCGATTATCTACAATTATCTTCTCAATAGAAACATTGTGATTCCACAGAAGGAACGCAATAGTAAGAGTGAGAAGTATGCGGGTG